CCGATCCAATGCAATCAAATATCTATCAAGATTCGGCAAAAAAGATGGTAAGAATGAAAAAGATATTCTAAAGGCCATTCATTATTGTACACTCCTACATCATTTCGCTTTTATTAATGACAACAGCAACTAAATTACCAATGAAACTTTCCGATAGAACTATCAACCTACTTAAGAACTTTGCTTCTATCAATCAATCAATTTTATTCAAGCAAGGTAGTCAACTCCGCACTATAAGTGTGATGAAAAATATTCTTGCAGAAGCAAATATAGATGAGGATTTTCCACAGGATTTCGGTGTTTATGATCTAAGTCAGTTCTTAAATTCACTTGGATTATTTCAAGAACCCGAACTTAATTTTACAGGACAGAGTTTTGTAAACATCAAAGAAGGTAAACAGAGATCAAAATATTTCTTTGCTGATCCTAGTGTGATAGTTTCTCCACCAGAAAAATCTATTTCTCTACCATCTGTTGACGTAGAATTTACTTTGAGAAGTTCTCAACTTGATAGATTACTCAAGGCTGCTGGTGTATATCATTTGTCAGATCTATCTGTAGTTGGTGATGGTAAAGAAATTAAGATGGTTGTATCTGATCGTAAGAATGATACATCAAATGATTTCTCTATTGTTGTTGGTGAAACTGACAAAGTATTCACTATGAACTTCAAAGTAGAAAACATCAAAATTGTGCCTGGTACATACGAAGTTAAGATCTCTCGTAAACTTTTGTCACAATTTAAGTCAGCTGAGTATGACTTGACCTACTATATAGCTTTAGAACCTGATATCACATGGGAGGGATAAATGTTCTTCGCCTCACACCCATCTGTCTACACATTGCCAGGCACATGGGAAACACAACCATATGTTGAGTTTGATCCAACATATCTTTTATTATCTGCAACAGTTGTATTTGCAACAGCAGCAGTAGTATCATTTCTATCAATCAAACAAAAAAGAAAAAGAGCCTAAAACTTTGACTAACTTTATTATTACTCTAATTCCACACGCAGAATTGCAAGGTGGTGCTGCATTTATTGTATTCATTGGTTTTGCAACTTTAGTTGGCATGGTATATGGAATATACATGACCTTTGGATCTGGTGGAAAAGATCTCAGGGATGAGATCAGAGAACATGCAAGGATGCACGAATTAGGTATTGCTCATGGACATGAAGGCCGTCATCCAGTGATGACACAAAAAGCACAGGAGCAAGATTATCCTCAGCATCACCATGATTGAATCCATTACTACATTATGTTACCCTTATGAAAGAGTTCGACTATGGCCTCGATTACAAGACGCTTGACTTTTCACTTGAAAAGAACCGCCAATTTTATCGTATTGGAAGGGGAGAACAAGGAGTTCTACTGGTTCGCCCTTATACTAACGATATATGTGCTCATTGGAGATTCAAAACTCCTAAAATAGCAGTAAAGTCTGCAAATAAAATCTTCAGCATGTACCTAGATTATAGGGATGTTGGAGATTTTATTGGTATGGATATGTGCCGTAAATTCTTAGAGATGGGATTTACCAGAGCAAGAAGATATGCTAATCATAACTCAGGTAGAAAATATAAGAAAGGAACTAGAGATATATTACCACAGGCAGAAGATCATATGACAAGTAAATATGCTGAGTCTGCGAGAATATTCAAACATGTGAGAGACATTGTTGCAAAATCTGAGGATTATGTTAGAATGAGGAAACAATGGAGGGCATCCGAATGACTAATCCAATCGACATCGATAGAATCGCAAATGCACTTGAAAGAATCGCAAATGCTTTAGAACATCTCAGCATTGAAAATATAGAACATAATCATGTTGAGACTGACACACCAGTAGAAGTAAACACTCACGCTAAAAATTGGTAATGAATATCTTTGTAACAGATCCATCACCATATGTTTCTGCTCAGGTCTTACCTGACAAACACATTGTCAAAATGCCACTAGAAACATGTCAAATGTTATCTATTGTATGCTCTAAGAAATGGGGTCATGATTATGGTGAGATACATCGTATCAATGGCGAACCTTACAAAACAGAGAAAGGTGCATTTCGCAATCACCCATGCACTATATGGGCAAATCAATCACTTATCAATACATGGTGGTTAGTTGCTCACGGTATTGGATTGTGTGAGGAATACACTCACAGATATGGTAAGGTTCATAGTTGCCAAAAAACTATAGAAGAAGCAAAAAGTATCATACCTTTTGGTTATCATAATACACCAGAATCATTTACCTTTGCAGGGCCTGATGAGTTCAAGTATGACAAAACTATTGATATTTTTACTGCATACAAGAGATATATTGCATCTAAGCCTTGGGCTGCAGATAATTATCTCCGTGACCCATCAAGAAAACCATCTTGGTTATGACTCATACCCATACAAGTAATTTGCCATATGACAGGCATCATTATAGAATGGTATATGAAGATTGGTCAGTTATATTAAAAACATATAATGAGGTTCAAGAATTATGGAATACTGAACTATCTCATAATCTAACCACAATGCCAGTGGTTGAAGTTATTGATAAACCAAAGACTAAAAAGTCCAAAGGATTTTAATTATGAAACACATTAGTAGAGAAGAACTCATTCTAGAATTCTGTCGATTTACGGCGGATAAGATGGATGAAGAGACCCTTAAAAATATTGCAGTAGTAACTCTTATTGCTAACATAAAACCAGAAAATGAAAAAGGAAGCACCTATGCAGATTGGGAGGATTATGTTGCTAGAAAGGATGGATTATATAAATCCGAAGATCTTTTAGACATGATTAAACCAGCTGTTAATATGGTGGAGCCTAAGAATGACAAATGAATTCATATGGGTAGAAAAATATAGGCCTAAAACTATAGACGAATGTATTCTACCCGAAAGTATAAAGAAAACTTTTAAGGATTTTCTGCAGCAAGGAGAGATTCCTAATCTATTATTGTCAGGGCCGCCTGGCATCGGTAAGACTACAGTAGCAAAAGCATTATGTGCAGAACTTGGTGTTGATTGTTACGTTATCAATGGATCTGATGAAGGTAGATTTCTTGACACAGTTCGGAATCAAGCAAAGAACTTTGCTTCTACTGTATCTTTGATGGATTCAGATCGGAAACATAAAGTTATCATTATTGATGAGGCGGACAATACTACTCATGATGTTCAACTATTGTTAAGAGCAAATATAGAATCCTTTTATAAAAATTGTAGATTCATATTCACTTGTAATTTTAAGAATCGGATCATTGAACCACTTCAATCGAGGTGTGCTGTGATTGATTTTACATTGAAAGGTAAAGATAAAAAAGAAATATCAGGTCAGTTCTTTAAAAGACTGAATGATATTCTACAGTTAGAAAAAGTAGAATCAGATAAAAGAGTTCTCGCTGAACTTATTATGAAACATCTTCCTGATTGGCGGAGGGTGTTGAATGAGTGTCAAAGACACTCTGTTGGAGGTAAGATTGATTCTTCAATACTTGCCACTTTTTCTCCTGTCAATGTAGAAGATCTCATTAAGAATCTTAAAGAGAAAAAGTTTCCAGATGTTAGGAAATGGTGTGTCAATAATCTTGACAACGATCCATCTGAACTTCTACGCCGTGTATATGATGCACTCTTTGAAAACTTAGAGGGTGCCAGTATTGCAGCTGCGGTATTGATAATCGCCAAATATCAATATCAGATCGCCTTTGTGGCTGATCAAGAAATTAATCTATTGGCATGTATGACCGAAATCATGGTGGAGTGTGAATTCAAATGACTAACTTTACAAAATTAAAACATCAAGTAAAATCCTCAAGATACTATTTGTTTTGGGGTGCAGCAACTATTGCAGTTGTTATTGGACAAATCTATATTGGTAATGGATACCGTAGGATGGCAGAAACTGGTGATACGATATCAGCTGATATCAATTTGCTTATAGAGGTTCTGACTATGCCTGTTGAACAAAAGTTCTATTTTGAACCTGATAATCCATATGAAATGCCTATTATACAATGATTTTAAGTGAAATTGATGCTGCGTATGCAGCAGATAAATTTATTGATTATTTCTCTAACACAGGAAGAATCGATGAATACCTTCGTAATGTAAAACTAGATCGTATGGCACAATTACCTGTACCTTTATTTGGTATGGGGCCAGAGGATGATCTATTTACTGATTTTGATATGCACCCTAATGATATGAATATCAAGATCTATCAGGCTGGAGAGAAGAATGGATTTAGTAATGAATACTTTAATGAAAGATTAGAAATTACTACATCTCATGCTATAGAGAAATCTGTGCCTGGAAAATCCCTTAAGTGGATTGTAAAAGAAACTAACACAGATAAGACTATTGGTTTTTGTAGATTTGGATCACCTACTATAAACTCTAAACCTAGAAATGATTGGTTAGGTAATGTTCCAGAACTAACTATATTCAATCGACATGCTATCATGGGATTCATTATTGTCCCAACACAGCCATTTGGATATAATTATCTGGGTGGGAAACTTCTAGCGATGTTATGTTGTTCTCATCTCGCTAGAGAAACTCTGAATAAGAAATACAATGCAGATATTTGTTTATTTGAAACCACATCATTGTATGGTACAACTAAATCATCATCACAATATGATGGATTGAAACCATATATGAGATATAAGGGATTAACTGTGAGTAACTTTACACCCCTTATACACGATTCTATATTTCAAGACTTGAACAAATGGTTTACTGCTAGGAACAATGATAAATGTTTGGTAAAAGAAGATGCATCTAGTCGGAAATTAAAGATTCAAACAAAGATGATTTCTATTATCAAGAAATGTTTGAATGATCCCGAAAAGATTAAACAATTCAACGATGCTATCCTTTCTGCAAAGGATCTTACCCAACAGAAAAGATTTTACATGTCAACCTATGGGTTTAAAAACTCTAGAGAGGTCATCTTAGGAGAAGAAGATACTCCTATCAAAGCAGACAACTATGACAGATTTGAAGTTCCAGAGATTATTAAACATTGGAAAAAGATGGCCACAAAAAGGTTTGATAAACTCAAGAAAGAGGGAAGACTGAGAACTAAGTTGGAAACTTGGAACACTAACCCTGATGAAATAGATATTATTAGATGATATGGCAGATTTAAAAGATTGGTTGAACTCTATCAACCTAACAAAGAAGGATATCACAGAGGATGATCCTCAATTAATTAAGAAGTATGCTCCGTTTATTATCAATAAATGCATGTCGGCACACCTAGATTGCATTATGTTTGCTAATGAAATGAACTTAAATGCACACTTGGCAAAAGACCTTCAATATCAATTTTATCTAAATAGTATTAGGAAAAGGAAGAGATTCTCTCCGTGGCTCCGAAAAGATAAGATCAAGAATCTTGATGTTGTCAAATCATACTATGGTTATAGTAATGAAAAAGCAATTCAAGCACTTAAGATATTATCCAAAGAGCAGTTGAATTACATCAAAGCGAAAATTGACGTTGGAGGTACAACATGAGTGGGTTTGTAGAACCTGAGATCGAGT